AGTCTTTATCAATTGGCATATTATGTTCGCTCCGAACTCTCAATCATTGAGAATTGCTATAACGTAATTATCTTGTATGACACTAATTGTGCCGTTTGCGGTGTCGATTTGTTCTACCATTGTATTGTCAATTACAATTTCTGCACCTACAACCAGAGTTTCTGCGAACCTAACATCATCCGCCCAACTTACAACTGAGGCTGTTCTATGGCGTGACTCTTTTGGTTTAAAATCCGCGGGCAGGAGAATTCCTGCTGGTGTTTCTTCTGTTTCTGTCCTCATTGAGGTTATTTGAACATATCTGTTAACTGGTTTGACCATTATTTCTCCTTTATTAAATTATGCAGCTTTCGCCATCACAGAACTTCGTGCCCTGTGCTTCACCACTATCGATTCGACGAATCGGTGTGATCTTTTTGCTCATCTCTTCGTATTGCTTTTGAGAGATCGGCTCGTAAGGGGCCTGCTTGTAGCCAGTCTCCTCATACTTTAGAAAAGATACTGCCTTAAGGCGTGTTTCATACATCTCTAAAGCATCTTTAATCTGGGCAGCTTCTTCTTCGTTGAAGGTGACTGTAACTGATACAGAATTGTCTGCCCAGTAGTGCTGGTATTGTGCGGCGATCTCCAGTTGCTCCCACATGCTGACGCTCTTCTTGCCCTTCGTGAAGTAGGGTTCATGGATAGGGAACTCTACTACATCTGTGTTTGGTGTGTAGGCGTCTTCCTCCACATTGTATCCTGCCTCTTTGAGGCGCTCTAACACTTTTGAGTCCTTAGAGAATCTGATGCGACGAATGTAGTACTCGCTCTCTGGAAAGTGGATTCCCGGTGTTGACCCGTTAAGTAGCGATACTGTGCCGGAAGGCTTTATCGAGGTCATTCTTACGGACTTGGGAATGCAGAGCCAGTTAGAGTATTCTTCGTCCAACTCTTGAACGTATGCATAAGCCTTATCACACCACTCGTACATTGTACGTCGACCATGCTTATTAAACGCCTGCACTACGCCAGACTGCGAAAGTCCAATGCGCCTGTTTTTGAGCATCTTAGCGTTTGTCTCTGGCCAGTGCGTGTTCGACAAGGTAATAGTTTTACCGTAAAGGTATGCAATCTTTAGTGTTTTTAAGTAATCCTCTAGATCCTCGTGCTTAGCCGGGAAAGTTTCACAAAGACAACAAAGCTCGGCATCTTCCAGTTGTTGCTCTACACAGGGATTAAAGCCAGCCACGTTAACATCGTCTAAGCGTGTGCCATCTTTAAACCGCCCTTTGGTTCTGGCGTTGTTCATCCAGATGTATCCGGGCTCACCGTTCTTTTGCGACTGTTTAGCGTGCCAAGTGTAGTCCATTCCGACAACAGCATTGAAGGAGTTGTTTGATCCCCAGCGGTGATGGTATAGCTTTTCTTGGTCGTTCTTCATCTGGAGATACTGTTTATCGTCGTGGGTACCCATCGCTAGCGCGGCAGAACGTCGGACGTTTCCAGATACGACGCATCGTCCAATGAGGTTCTCTGTGTCAACGATGTCTACAGATGTGATGTCTTCTCCGACTTTCGAAGTGTATAACTCGATCAGATTGCGATGTAGCTCCTCTAGAGGACCAGAACCGCTCGATGTGCCTCCGAAACCCTTGATGAGCGCACCGAAAGGTCTGATGGCTGAATAATCGAACTTTGGCACCTTGTTTCCAAAGAAGAAGCCATCGAGAAGGAGGTGAACCGAATCCACCCAGCCCTCGCGGGAGTCAGCAATGATGTGTACATCATCGGTATACTGTGGCTCTTGGATCGTTAGTGTGTTGGCGCCTTCTGTGTCGAAGCCCACGCCAATACCAAGCATTAATGCGTCCATCATCCATGCGAACAGATAGCCACCTTTCTTTGCTATCTCGCGAGTAGAGCGAAAGGCGCAATTGAACAGACCAGCGGCAGTTTTCTCTTCGACGAACTTGGTGCCCATCATCCACAGCCCTCGGCCAGGTGGCGTCCACTTTAAGTGAAACAAGCGGTCATAGGCGTCTTTAGCTGTGCGCTGTGCCTTTGAGTCGTTCCATTCCAGCCCCAAACGCACAACGTGTTCTTTCTGAGTGTTAAACATACCCTCCACAACTCTCCGGCATGTCTGGTACCACTCTTCTGAGCCTGCGGCATCTGGATCGAACTCGCTAAGTCGGCGAGAGTAAGTGCGCTTGTAGGTAACGTACCCAACAGGACCCCAAGGCACATTTTTATCTTTGTAGGGGTCGACAAACGAATCGGATAATCTGAATTTACGCGTATTGGCCAGTGTTCTCATTCTCTTATTTCCTTCTTAGCTTTGTGTATTTCTGTCGCAACAATGTTTGTTGCTGCTTTACCCCAAGCGGCGCTTGTGTAGGCATGCTCCCAACAGCCGCAGTTGTGGTCTGTGGAAGTATTTTTATTTTTACATTCGAGGTGTCCATGAAAATCGGATAGATAATACCATCTGGTCCGTTTCTGTTTTTTGCAATGAACATTTTACCCTGATTGTTTTGTTTGTCTTCGATTGTTCTCGAAATAGAAAAGATGAAATCGGCTACAAAACATTTATTAAATGCTTCCGAAATCTGTTCCATCGTGATGACCTCGGCACTCAGCCCTGAACGGTTGGTTTGTGAGGCGGTCCAAATGGGACATTTAAACTCTGTAGATAACCCTCTTAGGTCTTCATAAATAGATTCCAACTCGTTTCTTTTCTCTTTTCTTACGATAACTGGCTTCAAAAGATCAGCATAATCTACAATAACAAGCCCGGGCTTAATGCCGCGCTTTATTAGGCGAGATAAATGAGAGCGGATCGTATTAGTTGTAGCTGATTTAGTAGGATATTCCTTAACAATTAAAGATCCGTCAATGTCTCCAATGGCTTCGTAAATTTCTTCTTTAAAGTTTATGATATCGCTGAGCGGGTATCCTGTTAGACAACTATCATACCTGCTAGCAACTACGGTGTCTTGCAATTCGAGAGTATAGTGCACAACTGTTTTACCCTCCTTGACGGCCTGAGTTCCTAGGTGGACAAGTGCCATACTCTTTCCAGCACCAGTGGGGGCGATTACCACTCCTAACTCGCTCTTACCAAGCCCCCCTCCCGTTATTGAGTCAATTTCTGGCCAACCAGTCGTAACGGGTTTCCGGTATTTAGGCACAAATCTTGCTTCGAAGTCTTTAAGATAATCATATCCAAAATTAGTATCCGAGCCGAGCTTAAGCGCATTGTTAATGACTGTGGAGATTTCATCAAAAGAGCACTTCTGGAGGAGTCCGACTGACTCCATCATTGCTTCTTTTAGGTTTTGTTTGCGACAGAAATCAAGCGCAGTTTCTTTAATGTACTTTGTATCTGTTGGTTCTTTGGTGTGGATTTTTGCAAAATATTCACGGGCTTGTGATTGTACAACCTCATCTTCGTCATCCATCTCAGTTCTTAACAAAACCAACATAATGTCAACAGATGGGTGAGTTTCGTACTTCTCGCGATAGTCAACGATTAAGGTCGTAAACAGGCGTAAATATTCCAATTCTATAAACTGTATATCTAGCACTTCTGTGATCTGGTCCGCAAAGGGTCGATCTTCAAAAATAAGTTGAACGAGTCCTTCTTGAAAAGCCTTTCCGTACCTGCTAAAATCAACCCTATCGTCTCGCATTTATTCCCTCACTGTTGTATAATATATAACTCAATAATTCCTCGAAGTCAAGTAAAAAATAAGTTTTATACTCCACCAGTTGTATTAGTGCATCCCTTGCGAACTTTATTCAACCCGGCACGGAGATCTTCCCAATTTAATTCGCCGAAGCCATCCTCTCTCATCATCCTAATAACATCCGTCCTGTTAAAGTCGCACTCAAAGTTTTCAATAGAATATCGTACGTGATCTTTGCCCTGCACCGATAATTGGGGCGCATATAGCTGCATCATTCTGTAGTTGTGCTCGATGAGCTTTCGGTTCTCCGTGATATTGTTAAAGATTTTAAGCTTCGCGTTCGTCTTCTCGCAGAATTCAATAACATCATCAACTGTGTAAATCTTTGAATCCGATAAAAAGTTCAAGCGTTTGCTAACC